CAATCTCTCTTGCTTCTGAATAATTTTTTGCTTCTGTTTGAGCCTCGCGCGACCAACCGCTGAGGTCAATAGCGTTGCCTGCCCCTGGGGCTTTGCATTCGAGGATGACAATTGATGCGTTAATGAAATCTGCGCGGACAACAACATCGCCTTCATCTTTACTACCTCTTCGAGCAAGGCGTTCAGCGTCGTATCCAAGTCCTCTAAAATAATCTTTGATGTCTGTTTCAAAAGTTGCTCCTCTAGCCTTGTGTGATTTTCTAGTTGTCATACGTTCTCTGGAATATCATCTATGTACATGTACTCTGGATTGAATGCCAGCCATGTCATGAGCGTTCCGTTCGCGTCGGCTCTTCCATAGCGATTTTTGACTGATGCCACGCCCATCGATGTGCCAACTGTGCCGAGCGTACATATGAGAGCAGGGAGTTGGGATACTTTACCTTGGATGGCGCTTCTTGGTTGGCAAGGATTTCCAGGAACTGCTTCCGAAGTATGGTGTAAAACCACAATTGCAGCGTTAGTCGCTCTCGCAAGGTACTTCAACTCCTTCATAATTGCTCTCATAGAAGCGAATTCTTCGCCTCCATCTGTTGCAACATCCATGAGGTTGTCCAAGACAATGAGTGATGGGCTACATCCCCACAACTCCTCAAAGGCTTGGACTTCCTCATCGATGTCTTCTAGTGTTGGTGACGATTCGAACGACCAGACTATATGACTTCCTTTTTGGAGGACTGCCTTTGTCCAACCAATATCAGTATTAAGTTTCTGTTCAACATCTGACTGACTCTTCCCCGAAATCATAGATGCTAAACGCATCGCCATTGTATGAGCATTAGTATCTGCCGAGATATACAATGTTGGTACGTTGGTTTTGAGTGCTAAGGCTAAAGCAAGTGTTGATTTTCCTGCCCCTGGTGCGCCAGCAAACATAGAAACTTCTGAACGTCGTATAATAATCTTGTTCTGTTCAAACGCCTTAAAGGAACTAGGAAGGGGTTCTCCGCCGATTGAGGCTCGTCCTACTGAACGTACTAGAGTTCTCATTCTGCACCCTTCCTAGTTACTTAAAATGGAAATTCTTCCGGTATTAGTTGACGGGCTTGCACTGGTCCGCGCCCTGAGGCATCGGACAGACCCACATCGCGTATGGATTCCCCGTCTTGCTGGAGATTCCCGACTTGTACTTGCGAGGTCCATGCGTGCATGTTGGACCACCCTGTTGTGGGGTTGTCGGAGCCGAAGCGAATGGAGCCTGCGCCTGGGGCGGAATCGAGGAGAGCGGAGGCGTTGTGCTTGTAGTGGAACCGGTAGTCGACAGGGGGGCAAGGGTACCTGCTCCCTGTAGCAAACGCTGTGTTGCATGAATCTGTGTGGCGTAATCGCCGATACCTTCCAGGAGAACGCTTAGTTCATCCGCGCTGTTAGCACGAATGTTGATAAGGTCTCCTGTTGATAACTTATAGTTGACCTGCAGTTTCCAGTCTTCAGCCATTTATTTGTCCTTTTTGATAGAGAATTGACAGTACTCGGTGAGCCCACACATGTACTGACAACTGTTTGTGTTGGGCAAGAATACAGCAGCCTTGCGTGCTTTGTCAAATGTTTCGATGAGGTACTCCATCTTCTCTGTGGTGTACTCAGATAGGTCAACCATTTCAGAGATGTTGTTGCCGCGAGACATGTAGTATGTACCCCACTTGATATCAATACCAAAGGTCTCCTTGATACCTAGTCGGTAGAATGCAAGTTGCAGGTTGCTGGTTGGCGTGCTCTGTGAAGTCTTAAGGTCTACAATAACCAACTCACCATTGACCTCAAACACGCGGTCGATAATCATTTTAACCGTCACGTCCTTGACGATAGGGGTAAGGGCAAGTTCAATGCCTGGGTTGCCATCCGGTGCTTTCCAGATTTTCCAGGTAGGGTTAGCCTTACGCCAGTTGATATAACCTTCGACCCACACGGGGCCTTGGTTGTTCCAAAAGTTGACATCTTCCTTGTTAGGATTGGCCTTGGTAGCCCGACCGCCAACACGTGCGTTGGTTAGGTCAAGGTCTCCCTTGGATTCATTCCACGCCGTTTTCCATAGTTCTAGTACTTGGGTCATAGTGTCTCCTTATCGTAGTTTTCGCACGCAAGGTGGAAGGCTGAGCCTCCGACAGACCAGACCGATGGGGCTTCTTCCTTGTTGAGGAGTCTGCCGAGATAGTATTGGTACCCACATATAAGGTAGGTTGTGAACGCAGAGTAGGATATATGCTCTGGTAGGGTATATTCTTCTAGTTTGATTGACATATAGGGAGTATAAGCCCAGAATGGGCGATTTGTCAATTGTTAGAAGATTTGACAATTGGTAAATCCCGTGTATACTTAGTTATGTAAGTAATTATATAAAGGCCTTCGGCCTAATATAATATAATGCATTATACATACGAAGGAGTACTATGTCCAACTTTACGGAGACGTTCGTAGCAGCAATTGCAGGTATTACAGTATTCTACCTACTCGAAGCGCTGTACTACGAAGTCAAGGCACGCATCAATGGTCGCAACTTTATCAGATTCGTCGAAGACGAAGAGGATGAAAACTGGGATAGATAACCCTTAGAAACGACAAAAGACCCCCTCGCCCTAGTATAATCACTAAGGTAAGGGGGTTTCTTGTCTCTATGAGGCTGCTAGGGCCCTATATGAGGGTAATTACTTGGTTCTTCCGAACTCTGTTGCGTTAGGGTCAAGCGCCTTGAGGACTGGGCCAGCCACAGCAGCGACTGCTGCGGATAGTAGAGCCTTTGGGTCTGTGACTCCGGCTAGGTAGAGGGCGATAACTGATGCTACCGCTGCACGTAGGTAGGTCGAGAGTACTGCTTTAATCTGTTCTTTGTTCATGTGGTCTCCTTCTTTGGTAGAGGCTTAATTGCTGCCTTTACCTTGTTGATGGTTTTGGACTTGCCTAACCAAGGGAACCAATTGGAAGTATCATTTCCGTAGTTATCCTTGATTGAAATATGGACATGCTTTTCATGCTGGTTGGAACCTGTGTACTTAAGTTCACCCTTTTCAGGACTCCAGATTAGTCCCTTAAAAATCAAATACTTTACACGCTTGTCACTTTGTAGTTTCATGTAGACTTCATGACCGTCAATGCCATGTGCGGCATCGTGGGTAAGGTCTACGGCAAAGCCTGTGTTGTGGTCTGAATTAGGACTCTGTACTTGATGAGCAGCAGAAGGCAGGAGCCCATCTGAGGCTTTCTTGCGGCGTGGCCGCAGAGCCGTCGCTTGGCGCAGTACAGCAATTGCAGCAGGTGTGGCTTTCTTTACAACATTCATCTTTACTCATCTCTCTGCAATCAACTTGTATAGGTCATCAATGCGTTGTTCCATCCGAACCATAGAGTCTTTAATTGAACTGCCCCCATTGGGCTTAAGTTCATTAAGGTAGTGCTTAACAATCCATTTAATAGCGCCAAGAAACCCGCCAAAAATTGTTAGCACTGCTACTGCTATAGTTAGATAGTCTTTTAATTGCATTATGCGGTCCTAATCGTTATTTCGACAATTCCACCAAAGCCATCAAAGCGCTTATCGGGTGGCGTCATGCGGGTGAATGTGACTTCCTGTATTACTGCTTGCTGTGTTTCTCCTGTTGTTAAATCTTGCCAAGCAAGAACATTGCCTGTCTTTTCGATTTCTTCCAACAGTTTAATGCGAGCAAACGCTCTGCCATCGTAACCAACCACAGTATTGAACCTGTCGGTTTCTATGTCAAAGCAATATACGGGAAATTTAATCATACGCTGACGCGCAGTAGCAATAGTTGCCTTAGCCTGGTAGCCCTTAAAGATTGGCCCAGTAGTTGTATCTGTTGCATCACGTTCAAATGTAAACTTATATGCAAGGAACTCTTGTGGTTCTTCGGGTCTAGACGTGGTTACTTCTACTGGTAGTACCTCACGCACGTAACCTATGTGGTCATACTTAGTGTCGGTACCATCTGTATTTGTAGCAAGAGATGATAGTGTAAGGGTTCCTGCTGTAAAGGTGCCACGTGCAATGAGACGCTTAAAGTTCTTGGGTTCTAGTGTGGAGAATCTAATCTTGCCCGTACTTAAAGAACCACTTGACGCTAGGACTGTGGTTGACTGAATGGCTATGCCATTGCTACCTGATGTAGTAAAGGCTATCTGGTCTGTATTGCCTACGAAATCTACGCTAGTAGCATAACCGGTAGCAGTACTGAGATAGGCATCTTTAGCATAAGCAAAGCGTAGGGAATCAATTTCTGAGCCAAGGTCAACACGATATAGACCAGCGCAACCATTAACTGTGCCTGTGGCCCATACAAATCTATCGCGGAAAGCAAAGTCGTAGACACCGTTAGTGTCCTCAAATATCAATGGGCCGTAAGTTAGGTCACCAGTTGTATCTGAGATGCTAGCAACACGCATACCTTTGTTGGTACCAATCATTAGGTAACCAAGATATGATTCAATCTTGTAGACTATCTCACCAATTGGTAGTTGTGCTGCTACAATCCCTGATGTCAGGGTCGGCATAACACCAGCAGTAGATAGAACAAACTTGTAGATGGCGGAGTTACCGCCAAGATAACCAGCGGCATAGATAGCAGAGCCGCCTTCGGATATAGATGACCATACCCAATCAGCATTAGGGTGTGTGTATGTAGCCGTAGGTAATGCGTGAGACGAACCCTTAGCATTAGTTAGTTCATAAATAGATGCACCAATACCAGCAACAAGACGTTGCTTTACCCAAGACATTACTACTCG